TTTGACTGGATGTTTAAAATTCAACATTACAGATTTTTCCACTTCCCCAATTTTCATCTTAAATTGGGACATTTGTACCTGAGTGATAACATAGTCTAATGGGTGGGTCATGAGAAAGTTTCTTTCATCATCACTTAAATATACTACATCTGTGTCTAACGAAAATTGCTTGATCACACCAGAAATATCCCTTTCATATACATCTGGTAGACCATCACCGAGGGCGTCTATAATGTCAGGTGTCTGGTTAAAAACAGAATCAAATTGTGTTTTACCACCAAAAACAAGCTCCTGTAAACGCCTAATCTTAATTCTGACCGACACCCGTTGTTTTGTCAGGGCACATATCGGGATCGCGAGGGTGGGATTTCTATAGAAATAGAAGGGGATGTCCATGAAATATGTGTATGTCTGTGTATAGGGTAACTGTCTAAGATGACCGTTTAAAAAGTACAACGATTGGTTCACATCGTCATCGGTGTTATGGAGTTGTTGATGCATACTAATGTATTCACCAGTTATCTTCTCGATAACCTGTCCACCTATGAGAAGTTCGGCATACTCCACCAGGTGGGACATAACCCCCGGGCACCACACCGATGAATTAATAGTTGGGTCATCGGGTTGGGGATCTTCGAGTGTCACTTTCAAGGTCATATTTTTTATGAGATCCCCGGTATCCCCTGGAAGTGTACATTCTACTATATGTCCAAATTGAATATCACCATCAAATTGATTTTCTACATAATCTATGGAAAATTTAGTATGCCTCTTGAAATTTATTAGGAAATATGAAAATTGTGGTTCACCTGTGAGCCATTGGTCCTGGACTCCAGTGGCGGCAAGTCTCAATCGACCAGCCATTCCTATTCTATATGAGTAAAATTTTGTGAAATAAAACGAGACACTACATTAGAATGAACCTTCAGTTGAGGAAATTCAAACCTGAAACGATCACAGATGACAGGGTTTGTGTATTCATAGGTAAGCGAAATACGGGTAAATCAACTTTAGTAAAAGACATCATGTACCATAAAAAACATCTTCCAGCAGGAATTGTCCTTTCGGGGACAGAGGAAGGTAATCACTTTTACTCTGAATTCATTCCAGATCTCTTCATATACGGTGATTATGACAGAGACGCGATAGAGAGAGTCATGGCGAGGCAGAGAAAATTGGTGGGTGGTGGTAAACAAAACTGCGGAGCTTTCATGCTCCTAGATGACTGTATGTACGATTCCAAATTTCTAAAGGATACCTGTATCCGCCAGTGTTTTATGAATGGACGCCATTGGAAGATATTCTTCATGTTGACTATGCAGTACGTGATGGATCTCCCACCAGCACTTCGCGCCAATGTCGATTATGTCTTTATACTCAGGGAAAATATCATTCAAAATAGAGAAAAGTTATACAAGTCCTTCTTTGGTATCTTCCCCTCCTTTGATATGTTCTGTAAGGTTATGGACGCGTGCACAGAAAATTACGAGTGCCTCGTGTTAGACAATACCGTGAAATCTAACAGGATACAGGATTGTGTATTCTGGTATAAGGCAACACTCAGGAAGAACTTCAGGGTTGGGGGACCAGAATTGTGGAGACTCCATAAGAAGATGTATAACCCCCGGCACCTTGAGCAGAAGGAAGAGGACGCCAAGAAGGCCACCAAAAAGACGGCCCTAACAATCACGAAAAGGAAATAATTGCGTTTCTTACTTTCTTCAAAAACCGTACCATATATTAAATGGCTTCCCCGCAAGTTAACACATTGAATTTATCAGACAATGGTGATGGTATGGTACCCCTGAACACCAATCCAACTACATCGTTTGTGAACAATCACCCTGAAAATAATATCCAGGGAAATAAAGAGACGATGGATTCTACACCAATCAACGACATCATGATGGAACCCCCAATGATGACAGACGAACCCAGAATGCAGGGTATGATGCCCCAAATGACAGCCCCCCAACCACAGGGAAGCTATACTCCACCTGCAGAGACCAAGGTGGAAAGCAAGAATCCCCTCAATCTCACTGATGATCAGATGACCGCAGCCATCGTCGCAGCGTGCACCGCCCTCGCTATCAGCAAACCAGTCCAAGATAAGTTGGCGACCTCTATCCCCAAGTTCCTTAACGAACAAGGGGGTAGAAGTATGATTGGTCTCGCCTCTACCGGTGTGGTAGCGGCCGTCGTTTTTTACTTTGTGAAGGATTACATAGTTAAGCCCTAACGTTCCCATCCCAGATTACTGTAGATGGAATTATCAATACCCGCAAAATATGTTATAAGAGCACCACCGGCGAAAGTCGACATCAACAAGAAGGTTAAAATCTGCTTCTTTTTCCTGTCATCTTTTGTAGATTCCACAGCCGACTTAGACGCATCCCAAATCCGGTTAATGAAATACATGGATATCATAGATAACATAGTCGTCGCGAAGAAGAAGATACGGTCAACCGCGAGGCGGGGAATCGTGTTCACGATGAGACGGAGAACATTTGGTATAACCATAGTTAACCAGATAAGGTTGAACCAGTATACATTAGTGAATGTTGGTATCAACATCACACCAAATATAGCCAACCAATATGCTATGACTGAAACTAAAACACTCACAGGTGTTTTCATTTAATGTATCCCAAGATTATTTATCCTGAATGTGCTGACCACAGAACTTTGTCTTCTCTGGTATCTTTTCGTATATACCCAACTCCACACAAATGTCCCTAAGTTCTGTATAGTTTTTCCAAAATTCTGGGGAGTGGGAATATTCCTTGACCGTACAGTGAGCCAACTCATGGATGAGTACATGGAAAATCTCATTGGAATTTCCCTCGAGGCACACCACAATCTCACCACCCTTGTTTGTATTGTAGCCCACCGTATCCTTCATACGTGTATATCCTGTGATTGGGACGTGACGTACTAACATATGGAACTTTTCACTGTTGGTGTCTTCGAGGTGCTTCCTGAGAATACGATACTTCTCTTTGACCTCCTTAAACTCACGGGGTTCGTGGGTCTTCTGGAGTATCAAGATGTTGATGAGTATCAATGCAATAAACGCTATCATCTCTTATAAACAAAGATAAATTTACTATAGAACTCTGAGATTGGGTTTCCTGTGAGACCCTCCCAAAGTTCTAGTCTAAATCCCATTTCCTCTAAACTCGTCACAAGGCGATCTTTGTAGCATATAGGCTCCGGCTTTGGACCATCCGCATAGTATGGGGTATCCACCAAGTGTACAAACATCTTCTCACCATATTCTCCATACCCACCGCGTGTTAGGAAGTAGTTCCCATCCTCATCTCGGTAGGGTGTCCTAAACACAATCTTCTCAGAGTCTGGGATGATACCTATCAATTTTCCACCTGGTTTTATACGCTTCTTGATTTCCCGTAGAGAACTGAAGAAGAATTCCCTGGTTTTATAGATGTAGTGTAAAGAAAAGTTGAAACACACCACATCGAACTTTCTATTCGGGCACTGGTGTATGTCACCCTCGTAGAAATTTACCCGTAGGTGCATATTTTTCGCACGGGACCTAGCCTCCACTAGGGCCGATGGCTCTGGGTCACACATATTTATATTGACCCCACACTTGTGCCATTTTTGAAGATCACCACCAAAACCACACCCAACATCCAGAATACACTGCCCCTTCTGAGTGACAGACTGTATCAGGGACCTCTTGGCGTCATTATGGTTCCGACGAATCTCTTCCATATTCAATTAACGGCTTAAAACTTTAATTTGAAATTAGAATATGAAACCGTTTATTAAATGGGTTGGTGGTAAAACTCAAATTATTGAAGACGTCTTAGGTTTATTTCCTTCAAATATTACAAACTATCATGAAGTCTTTGTGGGTGGTGGGAGTGTTCTGCTATCTGTACTTTCGAGGGGTCTCGTCCACGGTAAAGTATTTGCATACGATCTAAATGGGTCACTCATCGCATTGTACAAGAATATCCAATCCACCCCCATAGAAGTTCACACCCACCTCACGAAGTTGTATGAAGAATATGAAGGTTGCTCTGGATTGGTAGTGAATAGAAAACCCCAAACCCTAGAGGAAGCCAAGGAATCCAAGGAGAATTACTACTACTGGGTAAGACAGAGATTCAATACAGAAAAGGTGGAGACACCCCAACGTTCAGCGATGTTTATATTCCTCAACAAGATGTGCTTTAGGGGTGTGTACAGGGAGGGACCAAATGGATTCAACGTACCTTACGGTCATTATAAAACCACACCTACCCAAATTACCCTAGAGGAGCTGACCGAAGTGAGTGAACTCATCAAGGATGTTGAATTTAGACAGTGTGATTTTAGAGAGGCTTTTGAAAATATGGGGCGTGGGGACTTCACCTACCTGGATCCACCTTACGCACCTGAGATGAAAACATCCTTCGTGGGCTACACCAAAGATGGGTTTGGGTTGAAGGATCATGAGGAACTTTTCGAACTCACCAAGAAATCTGGTGTAGACTTTGTGATGAGCAACGCAAAGGTTGATTTAGTTGTGAACACATTTTCAGACTACAAAATTAAGGAACTAGAAGCACGTCGAGCCATCAACAGTAAGAACCCAGAATCTAGGACGACTGAAGTACTTGTCTCGTCATCCATGAAAGACCCGTTCTGTTCGTATTCGCACCACCTGTACCACCAGTCCTCATTATGGTAAAATGAGGGATATACTATCTGTTTCAATTGATTCACTTAGGCTCCAATTAAACAAATAGTAGTACACATGACCCGAACCGGGCATGAATTTGAGGTCCTCTAGGTACTTACTATCTACACCCACATTGAGTGTGTTTAGAACATCGTAGCCCAAATTCTTCGCTATGAGGAAGGCGTCATTGAAAACATCACCAACTAGGTAGAACCGGTAGGCCTGGTTCACCGTACCCTCTCCATCATTGCGTTCGTAGGGAATGTCGTATAGAGAGATGAAGGTATCACTTTGATCATTCACGTAGGCGTGGGTTGGTAGGACCCATCGTTTGACATAGTCTTTCGTTATGACTGGGGCAATTTTGAAATTCTTGGTGTACTCTCTGAGAATGTGGGTCACCCTAGGGACATCCCTAGAGGTCATCTTCCTCCATGAATACTTACATGGACCCCGAACTTCGTAATAGTTTTCCCTAGGACGATTTGTTTCATGGAACCCCAACTTTATAAGTTTCTTGACGTCCAAGAATCTATGCCAATAGTTCGCCTTGGCGATGGGTGTGGGTATTCTAGAAACCCCAGTATACATGGCCTGCCAAATTCCTAGACCATTTGCACGTCTCCTAATTTCACCAATTAGGATGGGTGCCAGACGCATAGACCTCAAGGAGGGGTGGATGCATAGAAAGTTTATTTGCACCATCTTCCTGGTCTCTCCCTCAACCCTCACATCCAGGGGGGCACTCGATATGTACCCAACAAGTTCACTGGTGTCCTTTTTACGGATGGCGACATGATCCTGAATAGCCCACTTCAAAGTATCCCTAGTGTAGGTGAGTCTGAAAGTATCATTTGAGACGTAGTAGTTTGATAAAAATATGTGCGTTTCATCCAATGTACTCTGTGACCACATAAAACCATCCGGGAGTGTGGGTGGTTCAGACTTACATTCCCTACCTCTTTCAATTTCACCAGGTGCCACCCCCTCCCTAGGCACTGGCTGTGTATCCCAAAATTGGTGCATATATACATATATGTTTAACCCTTTTAAGTAAGCTTAAAGTTTTGATGCACTTTAAGAATATAATGTCTCTCGAACAGGATTATACAACCGTACCTGGTCAGGTCTTTGCGTGCATCTCTATCGTTGGTCCTGAATGTCCACAAAAAACTGATAAGTTTGGTATCAAACTCCGTGGTGCCTTCTCGACCCGTGATGAGGCAGCGAACCATGCTAAACGTCTCCAAAAAGAGGATAGCACTTTCGATATTTACGTTGTAGATATGTACAAGTGGCTCCTCATTCCACCAGATTCCTCTCACATTGAGGATGTACACTACACCAATGAGAAACTCGAAGAGATCATGTCTGGGTACAGGGAAAACCAGTCCCACGCTGCGAGGATGTTTGCTGAACGTAAGCAGGGTATGATGGATACCAAGAGTGGTTACACCCCAGGTGATGAGAACTCAAAGTTCTACACCAAACCAGACGAGGCACCAATTAGCCACCCCTCCGAAGTTTTAGAGAAGCTCAAGAAGGAAAAGCCCGATGCCCCGATGGAGGAACTTGTTAAGGAGGCTGATGCAATTGTCGCTGCTGAGATGGAAGAGCGTCGTAAAGAAAGAGAGGCGGCGGCGGCCCTCAATACAGTCGAGGAGGAAGAGCCTGAGGAGCCTTCTGCATAAATATAAAAATAAGTAAATGGGTAAAAGAACCTTATTGCTCAAATCGAAAAGGATTTGAGAAGTAAGATTTAGTTGTATCTAAGTATGACGGGTTGCATAGTCTTACCCATGAAAAAACCAAGTAAAAACACCGCGAACGCTACGATCCAAGTGGATTTGTCTACAGATGAAAAAAAGTCTGTCTTTTCAGGTTGTTGGGGTAAGTAGTTCATTTCGGGTTGCTGGAAGTAGTATGGTTGTTCCTCTTGAGGTGGGGGTTCATCAACTTTTTCCTGCATAAGGGGATCGATGTTAGGATTGTAATCAATTGGATTTCCTATATCAGTTTCCATTTCTAATACTACACTCTATTTTTTTAAGCTTATTCTTCCTCACTTTCACTATCTACCACAAAATCCTTTAGATTTCCATTTTCGTCCATGTCACTCTCATCATCTTCCGAACTAAAGTCTTCTTCGTCTGATGTATCAATGTCCGAATCAAATTCGGAATCGTGTTCATCATCATCAAAATCATCTTCAACGTTTTGTTCGGTGGGTACGAAGTTTTCCGGTTTTTTAATCTTTCTTCCCGAGCGTGTCGTAACAGTGGGCATTTAATGTATTTAGGCTACATCTGTTTAAGTACCTTTAGAGAACAGTTTAGATACTATATTAGAATGTAACTCGTGTTTTCTAACACGCTTCGTTTCTTTACACTTCGGACAGTACTGGGAAATCATCTTCCTTTTTTTAATCTGGTAAACCATAGTTGTAGAATCATCGTGGACACCCTTGATTGTTTCACAGTATCCGGAGTTTGTTATGACATTGAAACCGTAGGTACTCTGGGTGATTCTCAAAACTTTTGTATTACTTTGACCCTCCTTATTGACCCGTATAAATTTCTCTATCGAGGTGTTCAAACCCCCAGATTCAATTTTAGGGGGTTCGACAAACTTTTTGATCTCCTTACACTTTTTAACTTCCGAAATATTTGGGTATAGGTGGGAAACTATGTTAGGTGTAAGTTCATGACGACGACCACAAAAGTCTTTACAGAAACCATCCCTCCTCCCCAAAATAGTTTCACATCTACAAAAACATTTCTGGAGAATATATCGTCCACTAACTATAAACCATACATGATTGGACCCATGTTCTCTTTTGAGATTTTCACAGTATTTTGAATTTGTTGAAACTAAATATAAAAGATTGTGTTTGAATATTTTTGTAATCGTGGCACCCCCCTGTCCCTCCAAATTTTTATTTACAAATCTTTCAATCAGGTATTTCAATTCCTCGTTGTGGATCTCATCCTTCGTTTGCTCACGGGTGAATTTTCCTTCCCCAATGGTAGCAGAAGGTGGTTCAATCACATGTGTTTGAGGAGAGTCCGTTCGAACCACCGACATCTTTAGGATTTCTAGGTCTGGTTTCTGATCAATCTTTATGATGGTACTGAGTGGTCCGTGGGTATATACAAATATTGGGAGATATGCGAGTTGTTCCACACCCTTGGTCATCTTGTGGGACCAAATCATACGAAAACCACTCCCCTTTGTCCCCCTCTGGACGTTACCATAGACAGCTGCATCTATGATTTCGTTCCAATTTAGGGAACCCTTGGCTATAGAAAGTGCAACCAAAATGTGTTCTCGGAGAGCTATCGCAGACGCCTGGTCCACCACGAAACCTGGCCAGTTTAGATGAACCCCAGTCTTCATGAGGGAACCACACTGTTTAGGGGGTGATACCGAGATGAGACAGTTCTTACCACCATGTCTCTTAACCTTGTCACAAATGACCTTACATATATTCTTGATTTCTTCCATCGTCAAGGGTTCTACATCCTTATAGTCTATATCGACGAAGAAGTTATAGGTTGGACTCTTCTGCTCAACGAGAAACAACTTCTCACCCGAACTTACCGCCTCCACATACTTTTCATGAAACTCATTCAATCTATCAAATGGTACCGAGAGGACACCACCGTCCATTCGTACATGTGATATATTGGATGCGTTAGTAAATTGTTGGGAAATGCACCACTTATTAAACATACCTAGGTAGAGTTCCTATTCTCTAAACCACCTCATACAGGACACATCTTGATATTCTTGGGTTTCGGAAAGTTCCTTCTTTATAGTGAGGAGTTCATAGACCGTTCTAACACTATTCTCCTCCAACCATTCTTTAATCTCCTGTTCACATAGACCTCTATTACTTTTCAGTAATTCTTCAATTTGCATCAAAATGAAAGCCTTTGACTTCATTATTTTATAGAAAATGTTTTTCTATTCAAAGAAGTTATACAGGCATAGAACTGTGGATTCTTCAAAACGTTATCCACTATGAGCTTCCAACGCTTACGTGAGTTAAATTCTTCTAGTGTGTCATAACTCATGTAATCATTTTCATCGTGAGTCTTCTTAATGGGCTGGTTCATCAACTTCTTGAGGCTTGTCTTCTGCTTCTCTTCGTAAAACTTCTTGACCTGTGAGTGTTGTTCGGATCTGTTATAATTAACGAAAAATATGAAAACATTGTATTCAAGGTCCACTGTGGGACTTTCCTTGACTGTAAATTTAAACTCCGTGTACTCCCCATTTTTTAGGGACACAACCCCTCTTGTTTCCTCCTCCAACTCCCTAAGGGCACAGCGGAGGGGGTTTAGAATTTCCCTCCGCCTGCATCCACCCGTGACGAAAATCCAATCCTTGAATCGCCAATCCCTCACCGTGAGGAACCTTGGCTTATCGTCCACGAAGCTAACCGGTATTGCAATAGCTTTGTACTTTTTCATTGCGCATTCGCAAGTTATAATATGGGCACAAGTTTATTCCTCGGATTTTACCTCCTCTTCCTCCACTTCTTCAATTTTGGGGGCTGGTGCATTGAGGTGCTTTACAACCTGCTCCGAAAAACCCTTAAATTCACTGACCTCCTCCTTAGTCTTCTTTAGTTCATTGAAGAGGAAGATAATGCCAGCAGCACATATAATCACACCGACGATCAACATCGTCTCACGGTTAATTGGAATCATTTATAGTTGTAAAGAGCACCTCCCTTTTAAGTAATTACACCCATTGAAGGTTTCCCCGAGGTTGGACACTCGTAGGGACTCTGAGCAAATTGGACGGCTTCGTAATGCGTAGGTTGACACGACTTCTCCGTGGAGGGTGTCGGCTGACCAACAAACTTTTCAAGTTTCCTGGACTTGGGATCGTACGTCAATACAAAAACGATGGCGAGGAGGAAGATTACTTCCAAATACATTGTTATTATTTAGTTAGAATATAAAAGACCACCCATACCATTCTCAATGCGGAGAACATTGTAGTTTACAGCGTAAATGTCCGAGTCGCATGTTGTCGTATCGTTGATGATACGGGCCGAGTCGAGACGGGAGAAGTTGAGGGTACCCGTGGGCTGGAGCTTACCAGTGTCCAGACAGAATGGGTAAACGAAGAGGGTGTTGGCGGTGGGGCTGGAGGCGTTCGATGTGTGGTAGTAGAGGGGGACATCGGTAAAGTTGGGGTTCGCAAACTTGAAGTCCGCGACGTCCGTGCCATTGATCTGGAGCTTGAGCTTATTCGTGTCCGCGAGCATATCCAATGTGGTACCATCCGCAGAGGCCAGGTACTTGATGGGATGGTTGAAGTTGAGCTCCTGCATCTTAGAGCCCGAAGAGATCGCCTTCTGGACCTGGGTGATGAGCATGTTCTGGGGCTGACCCGCGAACACCTCCCGCTCTTGGGTGTCGAGGTACGCGTAGTTGGCGTAGACATCCCACCTGTAGGTGGCCGCCGCGGAACCCCAGGTGATGCGGAGCTCAACGTCGTGGTACTGGAGGGAGATGAGGGGGAGCGCCGTTTGCCAGTTCTCACAGAAGGCGAAGCGGAGGGGGTAGAAACGCTCCGAGGCGGAACCAGTGTAGATACCACCAGACACCGACTTGGAGGAAGAGGTCGCCGAGAGGGTTGGGGCGATGCGGGTAGAGTAGTTCGAGTCCTGCTCATCCACGACCTGACCACCGATGAGGAGTTCGACCTTGGAGATCACATCCGTCCAAGTTGCGATGGGTTGGGCCTCGGTGCCCGTGGAGTTGGTAGGGGCCAAGTAGACATAGTTTAGGAGGTCTCCCTTCCGCTCGAAGCGGACGGTGGACATACCATTGTTCGAGACGTTGCCCTGAATGACCTGACGCTCGACAGTTTGGGAGAAGTTGGTGTGACGTTTGTAGGTCGATCGGAAAAAGCTGACCTCTGGTTGGCCAACGAGGTGGACATCCTGAGCACCGACGGCAACGAGTTGGGCAATACCACCAGACATTTTATATTATAGTGAGAGTTTATTTTTAAGCTGACTTTTTACAATTGATAACGAAGTATAATTATACCCGAACCACCAGAACCACCATGACATGCGGCGTTGTATGTGGCTCCCGCACCACCACTTCCTGTGTTAGTGTCGCCATGCGATTCTGGATCTGCTCCTCTGTCATCCCGGTCATAACCACCATCTGCACCTTTACCTATACCACCACCACCCTTACCCCCAGCCACGTTGTTGTTGTTGCCATTCACGTTAGCACCACCACCACCACCTGCAAACCACCTATTTCCGTCGCTGTCGGAATCAACACCATACGTTGTCCCGAAAATAGTCGCAAAATTATATAAAGTTCCATCTACAGTAACTTCCTTTAATCCATTACCGCCAACACCACCGAGAGAACTATTTGTTCCGTTAGAACCCGCAGTCCCCGCGCCACCACCACCACCACCACCACCGTCAGATGAAGAACCATTACCACCACTATTTCCATGACCATACGTTCGTGAATCGGTACTTATAGAACTATCAGTTGTTTGAGTTCCAGCAAACCCAGCTTTTGTTCCACTTTCACCCTGTCCACCACCACCTGAACCACCCACGCTACCATTTTCTGTAGATTGGTTTGTACCGTCACCACTCGACCCCCTACCACCCCCCAAAGCCGTCAAGTCCCCAAAAAGAGTATTTTCACCGTTTTTAGTAAGTAGTTGGTAAAATGCATTATCGTTGGTGTAGCTGTCATTGCTATCCTGAGGAGCTTGTCTGACACTACCCTGACCCCCATTACCAATCGACGCAAAATACGTGGCACCATTAGTGAGTGTATGATTTGGTTTAAATATTAAACCACCCGCACCACCAGCACCCGCATTATCGAATCCGCCACCACCACCACCACCAATTAGAAGTATGTCGACATTTAATGAAGTTCCGGTAATATTATGAACAGTGAAGTTATCTGATCGTGTAAATGCATGAACACGGTACCCCGAAACATCGAAAGTATTCCCCCCTGTAGCTATGGGGTGATTTGAATTTCGATACACCAAACTCGCCCATATACTTCCATTGTAATATTCTAATAAACCAATTGTTGTATTTAATCGTACCATCCCAGACAGACCGGTCGCTGGTCTTTGAGCAGTTGTACCTACGGGGACTACGATGCTTCCTGTGCCAGTCAGGGAGACATTCCCCGCCACCGTGGCGTTCCCAGTGACTGTGAGATTCGAAGACACCGTGGCGTTCCCAGAGACTGTCAGGTCCTTCCCCACAACCACGTTTGCGGTGGTCACTAGACCTGTGGTGGCGTTACTGAGCTCTAGGGTGTGGGTGGTGCTGTTCGAAACGTTGGCGACAGCGTCTAGACCGTAGGAGGGGGTCAACCGGAGAGTCCCCAACTTTAGGGCCACTGCGCTGACGTTGCCCTTCACATCCAAGTGTGAATTTTCAATGGTCAACGTCCCCTCTGGTGGATTCACTGACATTTAATATAGGGTAAGAAATGATTTACCTGTTATTAAATGGGGGGGGGGCATCTACGATGTCGGGACTCAGCCACAGTGGTACGTGCACCCCACGAAGGCTGCTGTGTACATTGCGTTCGCTTCATCTGTCTGGGCACCTGAAGCGTCTATGTACCTAATTTTAT